TGTGTATGTTTTCATATTAACAAAGTTATAATTTTTTTTTAATCTGCTAAAGTATCTCTCACTAAATTGGTAACTTCCATCAAAGCAAAGTTTGTAAGTAAGTTCCAAATGAATCCAGCATCGCCTTGTGGTGGGTTATTTTGTAGTGTCATTAGTTTGCCTTTTGAATCTCTTTGTGCCTCATATCCTAATGTACAACGGCAATTGCAAACATCTCCAGCACTTCCACTTGAATCGCAAGGATGTAACATTAAATCAAACCCACCTTTTTTGTTTTGTAGTTTGAACTTAGCATCAAATGGAATTTTAATGCCATCCATATTTAAATGGTCAAATTGGTCTCTTGGAATCCTTCTTGTTCGGTTATCCCTTGCACTTATCCACTCCTTCAATGTAACCAATCCTGTGGATGCCGTTCCAACCATTGAACCTATATTTGCTGCCCTTCCTGTTTCCGTTCTTGCGATAAGTTCAGCACGATAATCGGTTATTCCGCTAACCCTCAAAAGAGCAATTGTTTCAGGCAAAGTATAATTCTTTTCACTTGCTTGAATTAAGAATCTTCTTATTTGTTCTTTGGTAGTTTCGGTTATATCGTAGGCTAATTGACTTAAGCCTTGATTTTCTAAATACTGAAGGATAACATATGCAAATAGGTCAGTTTGTGCTGATTTGGTCTCAAATGCCTCGTAAATGCCCTTTACAGACCTTTTAACGGACTTTTGTACTATTTGTGCCATCTTTACTCCCATAGCAACGTGGAGCTTCTGAATGGTCTTCTTTAAGGCTTTATCACTAATTGCATTATAGTTTTGGGTACGGCAATATGTATCTACTTGCTTTTGCAGTTCCTTTTTGAACTTGGGCGAATAGGTTTTTAATGCGTTGGCATATAGTTTTCTATAATCTTGCCAAATCATTTTATGGATTTAAGTTATCAGGAATATTCAAAGGTTGAAATTGGTCAGTTGGTTGCAATGATGAAGGAATATAAAGTTTCTCCATTTCCTCTTGTGGAATATAATCAGGAGTTTTAATACCCATAATCTCATTCTTCTGAGAAGGTGGAATCCACCAAGCAGTATTTAACCAAGCAACTTGCTCTGTTTTATTTGCCTCTAATTCTTGATAAACTTGAATATCATATCCAACATACAATCCACTGTTTCTATATCCCCAATCGGTATGTAACTTTCTATTAAGGTTTTCAGTCAATGAATCTAATAAAGGAATAGCACAACGTAATGTCAATGCCTTTTCGCCTTCTAATTGGTTATTATATGTCTTATTATCTGAATCGTTTAATAGTTGTGATGGTACTCCATAAATGTTACAAAGTGCCTTCATATCCCATTTTTCTGATTCAATGATATTAAGTTCAACAGGAGATAAGCCGATTTGTTTCCAATCTACCTTATAACCTGATACGGCAATTGAATTAAAATTAGCTGCACCACCTTTTTGGCTAACCGCAGTTTTTAATGCTTGTGCTTGTTGCTGTCCACTTGTAGGGTCAAATCTTTCATCGTTCATAAATAGAACTCCAGCAGGTCCACCATTTTGGAATGATGCAACGGCAGCGGTCTTAGCTTCGTTACTTCTTGTTAAAGTTCTTGCAGCTGCAAGTAAAGGACTTTGTCCGTATAATTGACCGCCTGTAACTGTCCATTCAGGATTAAAGTATTTATCGTGTAATATTTCTCTTGGGTCAAAGGACCACATTGCTCCATAGTATAATTGATATCCCACTCTTGTTGGTGGGAACACTTCGATATTTGCAATAATAGCCATATACTGAGCAGGTAATGCAAATAATTCAAACGGCTTACCTTGATTGTTTCCAGTTTCAATAAGTTTTCCATATATGAATGAATTACCTGTAATTAACTTAAATCCACACCATTGTTCAATTAAATCTGCCCAAGTATCTTCTCCATTAGGATATTTTAATAGGTCGTTTAATCTTTGGTCTCCTGTGTAAATCTCAAATGCTTTCTTATGTAAATCTTTTACCTCTTGCCAATTGGTAATTTTATCAGGTTGTTTCATCAAAGACTTATATCTTTTAGCAGACATTTCATCTTTTATCTTATAAACGTGGAATGGAGCAAGTTTTGCTTTATCAGTTATAAGTTTTACAATTGAGTAAACGATATCATTAGCTATATATCCATCTCGTACAAATGCTCTTGAATCTCCACCTTGCCAAGTAACAATACCTCGTTGAATAGCAACACTTGTATCAAAAGGAATATTAGGTAATAGAGTGTTTATCTTCTTTTTAGTTAAGAAGTCAAAAAATGCCATATTATTAGAATTTAAACAAAGTTAAAGAAATTTAAGTTAAAATACACTTACTTCAAATCGCATCTTGGTTAAATGCGTAAATACTGCATACCTTGAAGCATCTAAAGCATCATCATTTGCTTTGATAGGTTCTTCAATTACATTATCATTTTTATCCTTCTTCCATTTGTAAGACATAAATTCCCTTCTTAGGTTTTGACTTCGGTAATGAATGTTTATAGGATAAGATTTCATTTTTACTATTCCTGCCCATACATCTTTTTGAGCTGGTTTAATATTAAACCCTTGTCTATAAAGTTCTTCAATAGATTTCGGTTCGGCTGCATCTGCGTAAATAGTTGCTCTATCAGGCAACTTTTCTTTTATCAATCTTGTAAGGTCGGATAAGGTAAGTCCGCTTTGATAAATTATTTCCTCAAAATAGTTTTCGCCTTCGTGATGGGTAACCTTTATGAGAGCAGCTGGATGGACATAACCAAAGTCAAGTCCGTAGAACACATCCCCATCAGGTGCAGTGTCATATTGTTTCCATTGGGTATAAATAAGTTCTTTTGCTGCTCCACGTTCTCCTAGTCCGTAAACCTTCCACATAAAGTCATCAGGTAGGTTTTTATATTGCTCAATGTTCTTTATTTGTGAATCAGAAAGGTTGGGTAAGTTGTTAAGGTATGTTGAATGAATGCGTTTGTTTTCAGGATTGTCGGCTACTTCATAAACCCAATTGATAAAATCGGCAGGATTCCAATCAAGGAAAACCTTACCTGTTGTTCTCATTAGAAGTTGGTCGTAAAGTGTTCGCTTTATTAGGTTAGCCTCGTTTATGAATAAAACATCCCTTGCTGGTCCTCTTGCTTTGCTTTCATCCTCTAAACCAAATAGTTCAATGTATGAACCATTGTGATAAGTATAAATGAAATCGGAAAAACTAAAGTCATTGTCTGACCATAAACCCCACGTTTCCATTATGCTTTTAAAGTCTCTATAAACTCCACGTTTGATGTGTGGAAGTGAATGCGATACGATTGAAATACGTGTCTTTGGATTGTTATAGGCAATCTCAATAAGTAATTGAACTATGGAATAAGACTTTGAAGAACGTGTGCCACCTTCATTGCAAATGACAGAATAATTACCTTCATATGCTTTTTTGTTGGCAAAGAATACAGGTGTTGCATTAATCTTCAATTGGTTTACATCGGTCATCTTGTTGTATTACTATTTGAACGCTACCTTGAATGTTTGCGTTAATATCGGTTGTTTGTTTTGCTCTGCCTTCTAATCGGTCAAGGATTTCCTGATAAGCACGTAAATCCCCCTTAAATGCCTTTTGAAGTACCATCATATCTAATTGCTCTGCAACTGTAAACTCCTCTTTTTCCCCTGTAATTGGGTTTGTCTTTACTTGTACTAATTCTAGTAAACGTAGTAAACGTGTCTTGCTATTTGGTATTCCTTTTGGGCGACCTTTTGGATTTGCAACTTCTCCTTTCTTAAATGGGGTTAAATTTTGTTCATTAGCCATAATCTCACTATTTTTTCACTATTCTTTTTGATTATCAATGATGGGTCTAGTTTCTTCATTCGGTCAACAATAACTTGGCAGTATTTCGGGTCAAGTTCCATTCCATAACATTTTCTTTTAAGTTGATGTGAAGCAGACATAGTTGAACCAGAACCTAAAAAGAAATCAAATACTAAACTATTAATATTTGAACCAATTTTTATTTCATTACTAATAATTTCCAAAGGTTTAATAGTTGGATGGTCATCTGACTTTTCATTATCTATAATAAAATATTTACCATAATTAACATCTAATCCAGAATTGAAAATAGCTGATTTTGATATATAAATTAAATATTCAGTATCTGGGAAATGATGGTTATTTGAAGCTGGTATAAAAGACTTTTTATGCCAAGTTAAAATATTAAAATTAAATTTATTCTCCTTTGCCCAAATACAATAA